TAAATAACTGAACCAACTGAGAAAGTTGCTCCACCACCTCCGCCCCCGCCACTTCCATTTGCAGCGGAAGTCAAACGGCCTTGAGCATCAACTGTGATGTTCGCGTTTGTGTAGCTACCTGGAGTGACTGCCGTATTTGCCAAAGCAACAGTATTCACACCACCATCTGCGTGCGTTACTGTGATACCCGTACCTGCTTCTGTTGTGTCAACGAAAGTGTTCCAGTGCGCGGTTGTGTCAGCAGCGAAAGCGATAGCGCGACCTGCTGGAATCAAAGCAGGTGCATTCTCTGACATTCCATCAATTGCAGACGAAGATGCGGGATAGCATCGCAAGGTGGTAGCAGTTTCGTTGTTGACCCAAACTGTTGTTCCTGCAATTGGACTTGCAGGCAAGCGAACACCTTGGTTAGATGAAGCTGAAGTAACGTTTACCTGTGAAGCAGTGATAGCCGTTGCTGTTCCTTGTGTGCTACCTGCAGCACTTACGGTTTGATTTCCGTTGATTAGGAAAGTAGTGCTGCGAACGTAGCCAGGAGAAGTGAATGTGCTTGGTGTCGAAAGAGTGATAGCACCTGTCGATGCACTTGCTGTGACTTGGTTTGCTGTGCCTGCTAGTGAAGTGACACCGCCTGTTTGATTCACCCACTGCGTGTTGAAGTCCGCCGCGTCGATCTTCGATAGCACCTGGCCAGCAGTGCCGCCAACTGGAACACCAACGCCGTCTGCTCCATCGACGCCGTTCGTTCCGTTCGTGCCGTTCGTGCCGTTAGCACCTGCAGGGCCTTGAATGCCTTGTGGTCCCTGTGCCCCTGTAGCGCCTGTTGGACCCGTATCGCCGGTGTCACCCTTTGGTCCTTGAATGCCCTGTGCGCCAGTAGCCCCTTGAATTCCTTGAATGCCCTGTGGTCCCTGTGCGCCAGTGGCACCAGCTGCACCCGTAGCACCAGCTGGGCCAGTGTCTCCTGTGTCGCCCTTCGGTCCCTGAATGCCTTGCGGTCCCTGTGCGCCTGTAGCACCAGCTGGGCCAGTGGCACCCGTTGCCCCAGTAGCGCCTGTTGGGCCTTGAGCGCCAGTGGCACCCGTTGCCCCTGTGTTGCCGGGAGGACCAGCCAATCCAAAGACAACTTCAGTCGTTGTAATGTCCGAAGGGATAAGAACTTCGATAACAGAAATATCAGCCATGTGTCACCTCCCTTAGAAGCGTGAAGGTGCCTTCAGCGATACGAGTGCAGTACGAATTCGTATCTCTTACTTCAATGTCATAGACGCATTCAAGTGATTCGCCCTTAAAGGAAATCAACGAAGTTGTCATTGGAGCAATGTAGAGAGTGAATGTGCCGTTAGTGCCGCCATTCGTTATGTTGCCGTCCGAAGTAGCCAAAGAAAGCAAAACGGTCTTCGCATCGTATGAAGTGCGGACCATCATTGTCATTGTGTATCCAGTGATATTCAGGACACCATTGGCATCACTCAGTCTGTAAGCCCATACGCAAGAAGTTCCTTGCTTCAGTGTTAGGTTCCCGTTTTCATCACGGGTTACGTTATTTGTCATGGCTCTCCTTACGCGGACATGATTGCTTCTTTAGGAGTAGCAATAATCCAAGCTCTTTGTTCTTCCCAAGTTGGGCTGACAATCAATGCAGCAGCAAACAAGTTCTTTTGATACAGACGGCCCATTGCCAATCCGCTTTGAATAGGTAAGTCCAGCACCGCAGCGTGACTAGCAACCGCAGCAGCATCCCACGCATCAGCGGCTTCCTGCTCCGTGCAGGTTGGATTAGCCTTGACGAAATCAATACAAGCTTCCTTAGCAGCAGCACGCTCACTTTCGAGCAACTGAGTAACGGTGCTCTTTTCGCCAAAGTCAGCGGTTACGCCAGGACCTGCACCGAGTTCCAATGCTGCTAGTTCAGCGTTGATTGCTGTTAGCTCTCTTTCAGCGTCACTGTTGAGTACGCTTAGGCGTGAAACTGCCTGTGCAGTTGCACCCATCTTGCCGTTCAGCATTGCTGCTTTGAGTTTCAGTGCTTGTCTACGTGCTTCGTTTGCCAAAGCAATTTGAATATCTGTTGCCATTACTGGTCTCCTTTTGTTATTTATGAAGGATCGTCGTACTTCAGGTTGTGTGAAAGCAAGTCATCACCAAAGTAAGTGCCTGCGCCCTTGACTTCGAATGCGATAACTGGGCCATCGCCTGTTGCGATTACGGATTCAACAATGCTTTCCACTGGGCCAGCAATCAAGTCGCCTGCGCGGAGGTCTTGAATCTTTGTGAATCCCTTACCTACAACATAGAATCTGTGGTTATGACTGAATTCGGTCTTCTTGCCGCTTGTGAGTGCAAGCTGATAACGCATTTGCCACACAGTTCTTGGATAGTGAACGGTTCCGATGACAGGCTGCATATCGGTATCACGAACTGCCAGCACCTTTGCGCCTTCATACAAGTCACTTGCGGGTATCTTCTTACCGCTTTCGAGAGTAATCATTACCCACGGAGCAGGACAGTAGCCACCAATGCCGCCAGTGCCACCGCCCGAACCTGCGGTTGGGCCACCGCTTGGTGCAGTAGTGTTTCTTGTCATCGCTGTTCCGATAGTGTTGGAAGCAGATGGATAGCCGTGGAACCAACGTTGTGCGGATGGGCCGTATGCGTTGTAGAGCGTTACCAATAGGTGTCCACTGAACATATGCGGTGCAGAGCCTGCATAGAAACTTGCTACGCCAGCAGCTGGTCTAAAGGCAAGGATGAACGAGCCTTTCGTTGCATTTGCTGAATTGCTGTTTGTGCTGTTTGCGTAGAGTCTGTCAGTCACTTGCACTTGCTGCGTCCATTGCGCAGATGCACCACCGTCGTCTTCATAAACATCGATGTTCATGTAACGCAGGCTATCAAGGTTGTCAGTAACTGCTGTAGGCTGAATCTTGTAGTTGAAAGTTGCCCATAGGAAGCCACCTGCGTCACCTGCACAACCTTGGCTGTACAAATCAACGCAATCGATATTCGGTGCGCCGCCTAGTGTGGTTGGCTCATTGTTTCCACGCCATACAACATTCGTTCCACTTCCACCGTCAATTGCGCGTGTCAAACGTGCCCAGTAGTCTGTGAAATAGAAGTCACCTACCTGCAAGGAACCCGATGCAACCTTTAGTGCAGTTCCACTTGATGACAACTTAGCACCAGCAGACGGATTGCCACCGCCGTCTTCAGCGTAGTTGGTTGTAGCAAGGTAATCAATCAATGCACTTGTAATTGCGGCATTCTCGATGTATGTCGAAGCGCCACCTAGTGGAATCTTGTTTGTTGGACTTACAGCACTTGGGTTACCGTATGGGCCGAAACGAACATTGCTCCAAGAGCACTGAGTGGCAATCGAACTATCAAAGTGCAGCTTCAAGCCTGCTGCTGCTGAAATAGTGCGGAACACTGTGCCATTCTTTGAATAGCGAACATTTGCGCCGTCATATGTCACTGCGAAAACATCACCAACGACGTAAGTTAGTCCAGTACTTGTGCCGGCTCCGCTTTCGTAAACAAGTACAGTCGAAGCACTTGTCGCGTAGATTGCGTAGTCAATTGATGAATACGAACTGTCAGTAGTTGGGTCAGTATTCAACCCGAACATCATGTCGCCAACAATGCGCGGGCTTGCTGAAGCATATGCACCACCCGTAAAGGATTCGACTGTGTAGCAGTCTGAAGTCCAATCAAGGTCACCACCTACGCGAGTAATGGTGTTGCCCACGGCACTCAATCCGACTCCGCGGACAACCAAAGTGATATCGCTTGTTGCGTTGTCCGAAATGCCGCCTAACTTAGAACCTTCCGTTGCATTGATGCCAGCAAGTGTTGTTGGCTTGCGTGCGGTCTTAGTCCAGTCTGCAGGTGGATATGTATCGGTGACTGTCTGCGAAACGTTCGTCGCAGCAGCAGTGCTGATCGATACGTTCCAGCCTGTGGACCAAATAGAAGCGTTGTAGTGGTTGTACCCGGCAACAACTTCCTTAACGAACACTTGTGGATAGTCCCAATACTCCGTTGCAGGATCACCAACCCATACAACGAAGTTTGTGCCATCGTGTCCGAAATAGACTGGATACTCAACGTTGCCACCAATTACGCTGGCTGTAACGTTGTACCAAGTGTCACTTGAAGTGTGGCCTGCAATCGATAGCGTGCAAGAACGGCCAGTAATGTACTCATAGATCTCTACGCGCATCTTGAACATCGTTGTATGCACGCCAACCAGAAGTGGCATCTTGATTTTGATAGCACCATACTGCCCTGGTGCATTGATGCTAAGGGAGCCACCATCAGGCGCGTTAATCGATCCGTCCCTGTTGTTAGCTACGGATGAGCCTGTTCCTGTTCCGATACCTGTCAAGTTACCTGAGCTATCAATTGCGATAGCAGTGTTTTGAATAGGTTCAGAACCACCCAATGCTGCTACGTTAGCTGGACGGCGTGCTGTCTTGCTCCAGTCTGCACCTGGGAGGGTGTCAGTTACTGATGCTGAGTATTGGTTTGTGCCAGTGCCTGCGACAACTGTGAATGCAGTATCGAAGCTGATTTGCCAACCTGATTCCCAAGATGCCTTGTCATAATTCGTGTAGCCAGCAAAGAAGTCACGAACACGAACTTGTGGGTATGACCAGGACTCCGAAGGTTGGCTAATCCATATGCAAGCCTTCGTGCCATCGTGGCCGAAGTAGACTGGATATTCAACGTTAGAACCACCAATCACTCTTGCAGAGCAGTTAATCCATTCAGTCGATGCTGAGTATGTGTATCCACCCACTTCCAGCGTTGCCATGTATCCAGTGGTGTACTCGTAAATTTCAACTGTGAATCTCAGCATCGTATTGCTGAAGAACTGCGGTAGACGAATCTTCAGTGCGCCTGTATGACTGGAAGTAGTCGTAGTGAATACGCCACCACCAGGGGCACGGATAACGGAGTCCGTGTTGTTAGCTACAGACTGACCAGTTCCAGTTCCGATACCGCTAATGTTGCCTGAGCTATCAATTGCGATAGTGGAGTTCTTTAGGCCTGCATCTGCATAGGTAGCAGTCAATGGAACACCAGCGCTGAATACAACAGTGCCGCCTGCGTCTTTGATAGTCAGTCCGCGTGAGTCGATGTTTATTGCTGAAACCGTGTTAGCTGCAATCTTGTCGCCAGTGATAGTGTTGGCAGCAAGGTTACCTGCTGTGATTGTTTCACCAGCAATGTTTGAACCGCTAATTGTTGAAGCAGCAATCTTGCCGCCAGTGATTGTGTTTGCGAGTATCTTGTCTGCTGTTACTGAGTCTGCGGCTAGTTTGGTTGTCGAAATAGAGCCATCCACAATCAAGTCCGCACCAATGTATTCTTCAGCACGGATATCGCACAAGTCAGTAACACCAATCGTGTTCCAGTTAGCGTGAATGAAGATGTTTCCTTGTACGGCTGTTGCAGGTGGTACGCTGTAACCAACGTATCTTGTCCAAGTGCCAGGTACAGTGATAGCTTCAAGACTACCGATATCCGGTGTTACAGCAAGGACGATGTATCCGACATTCGTTCCTGCAGAGTTGTAGCAATACTGACGGATGTAAAGAAGGCCGCCACCCGATACTTGCTTTGCGTACAACGAAATCTTGTATGTCTTGCCTGCTTCAACTGCATAAGGACGGGTTTGAACTTGAGTTCCGTTTGTGCAACGAATGCTTGTGGTGCCGACAGGAGCAGTTGAGTCAGCTTGAATTGCGTAACTAGGCGCTGGTGTCCACGGCCATGCAGTGATATCCATGCAAGATGGGTCATCATTCAATGCCTTACCGCGGCCCGTTACGAATAGCTTATCAGTGCGAATTGCGCCAGCAGCTATTTGATCGGCATTCACAGCACCGGCAGCAATCTTGCCGGTTGTGATTGAATTGGCAGCAAGTTGGTCTGTCGAAACTGACCCAGTAACCAATTTGGTGCCGTAGATAGTGCCGTCAACAATCAGATCGGAAGTAACTACTTCTTCTAAGCGAAGGTCTTGTGCTGCTTGTCCAACTGAGCTTGATCCGCTGCCGCTGTATTGGAACCACACACCGATTTGGCAAGTGCGTGCAAGTGTTGGAATCAGCCTATCTGTGCCAGCACCGAATTGGGCTCCGCAGCGTGTCCAGGCATTCGCTGGCGGCTGTCCACCATAGACGTAGCCGGACATCGTTCCACCCCAACTTGTGTATGCGGAACTGATGTAGTCACCATTGGTGTCATAGAACTGAACGAATACATACATGTTTCTATCGTTGCCGACACCTGCGTAGAGGTTTGCAGAAAGTCTGTATGTCTTACCAGGGCCAATTGGATACAACTTGGCTGAGTAGTTGGCAGCATCAGTTCCTGATCCGCAGTAGATGTAGGAGTTAGCTACAGCGCCAGTGGCTGACGTACCTACGCCGAATACCGTTGAGCCCCCCAATGTCCAGGCAGACGAATCCACAAACATTGGGTCATCATTGATTGCCGTTCCTTGTGCTGTAATCAACATCTTAGAAGCGACTATCGAACCTGCTGCAATCTTTGGTGTAGTGATTGCGCTATCGGTTATCTGTGTGCCAGTAATCTGACCGGATATCTTTGCAGCAGCAATTTCTGCAAGCTGGCTATCAGAGAGCAAGCCTGTGATGTCTGTCGAAGCAACATCAGCAACATAAGCACTTCCGTTCCAGCGATACAACTTACCGTTCGCAGTGTTAACGATTGTCTTTGTTGTGAGTGCCCCAGGTACAGACGAAACTACGCTAACGGGCTCTATGCCAGCAGCAAACTTGGTTAGGTCAACTGCACCAGCTGGGATGTCTGTCGAAGTGATTGCTGAAGTCCAAGCACCTGCGTGGAAGCGATACAACTTGCCATCAGTAGTGTTGAAGAACAAGTCACCTTCAGTTCCACTGCCTGGGTTTGTTGCGCCGCTTGGAACGCCTTCGCCGGCTGATGTCGATGCTGTGTACTGAGCAGACAAGTTCATGCCTGTGCCGCTGTCGGACTTCGCAAAGCTGTCATAAGCACCGACACGAACGTAGTACGTGGTTGATGCTGACAATCCAGTCAATGCAAGGAATGTGGTCTTGCCATCACAGAACTTGTTTGCAGCAGATGGAGTAAAGCCGTTTGCTCCACTTACCCAACACATTGTTCCTGCGTAGTCAACGTCTGTTGGATTGACCCAAGAAACGAACAACGAACCTACACCGCCAGTAACGGTAATGCCTGTTGGTGCTGCAAGAGCATCGTTAGTGAAAGTGACTGTGTTTGCGACACTTAGGTTGTTATTGGCATCACGGCACTTCACGCTGACTTTCACAGAGCGTCGTGGTCCGCCGTCTGCTAAGTTCTTATCGAATGAGTAGCTGAATCCTTGTGTCTGTCCTGGTGCAACTGCTGCGATGTATTCAGTTCTTAGCAGTACATCAGCAGTAGTGAATACCTTTACTTCGAAGTCACGCAATGTTGCAACGCCAAGGTTTCCGCTTGGGTTTGTCCATACAACATCAAGCGATGTCTTATCGAATGTCGTTCCGCCACCAATAACAGTCAGTCCAGTAACAGGGAGAAGATCAGACGAGCTGCCACCAGCAACCGAAACTGTGTAGCTGCCGCTCAACTTTGGACTTAGCACATTGTTGAATCCGACTGCATAGACTTCAACGTCGTATGCACCTGGAATGATCTGCGGTAATTCAACACTTGCACCATTAGCGGTCAACTGTTGCCAGCCGCCATTCGATACTTGATACTTGACAATGTAGTTCGTCACAACACCAACAACAGGACGTTGCCAAGAGATGTTCAACGAACGGACAATAGTGTTGTCTTCGTTTACGTTGACTTCTCTGAATAGCAATGAAGTAGGCGTTCCTACTTGCGAGCTGCTTACTGGGAGGAATGTAGGAGCAGGTACGTTTACACCTTCTTCAATGCGTGCGTACTTGTTGGGGTCATGTTGAATTGCTTCAACAGCAACAGTGCCATCTTCAGCAAGTGCGACCTTTGTAATTCTGTATTCGCTGTATTCGCTTGCTGTAATGATTTGATAGTCTGCGTGATCTGCTGGAGTAGCGGAGAAGGCAGGCGAAACGTGAACTTCCATTGTTCCGTCTAGGTTATCTACAACGGATGTCGATGTTCTTGTTTCTAGTGCATTGTTGATAAGCACTCTAATTTCATCACCGGCAGTCATTGTGCCTACGTGGTCAAGCAAGAGCACCGAGCTTGTGCTGCCAGTAAGCAGACGGCCGCCAGCTGAATCCATGCTATTGAAGTCATCAGCAATAGCAACAATTTCGCCAGGGAACAAATCGTAGCCATTCAAGAACATCTTGAACGAAACGCTTTGAGTCTGATTCAATACTGTGTCTAGCTTCCAAACACCTACCGCTCTTGCTTGGTGTTCGCTTGTGCAACCCAGTGCGGCAATGTCTTCGCTTTCATAGCGGTCAATGGCTGCTAGCTGAGTTTGAATAGCGCCAAAGGTGCTGTACTTGTCTACCGTAACAACGGCTTGTTGGTAGTGATTGTCTGGGTCGTTCCAAGTTACGTTGACAGCAGTAATGCGGTCCTGAAGTGCTGTGCTGCGATAGTCAAAACGTCCGTCGATAACGTTTGATGTAGAGAGTATCTTTGCAACGGAACCTGGGCGGTCTTGCAGAATGGTTGCTTGACCACCAAGCCAGATAACCTTTGCATTCATCGTGCCTGCAATCTCTTGCAGCCACTTAGCAGCATCCTGTCTAACGGTTAGCGGATAGTTGAATGTGAAGCGTGGACGCTGGCCTGTAACTACGCCGTTTTCACGGATATCGACTAATTCGTCGTTGTAGACAGCAGCGTTGTAGAAACTGTATTTGTCGATTTGGTCTTCAGAGATTCTGTCTCCCAAACCGTAACGTGGATGCGCAAGCAAGTCGTAAACAACCCAAGCAGGGTTATCAGTCCAATCGAACTTGAATGTGCCGTCCCATACGCCTGTGTAGGCGCGAGTTTCGGTGTTGTAGTTGCTGGGTACCTTTACAAGAAGACCATCAGCCAAGTAGCTGCGTGTTGGGATGCTTGTGCTACCTACTGTCTTTGCGTCAACTGCGATACCCACCAATGCTGTGTTTGGGTAGGCAAGTTTTACGTCATCAATTTCAGTAACGCGGTTTAGGTATGTGGCGTTCTTTAGAACTGTGCTGCCGTTATCCGCAGTGATACGACGTACACGAATAGACCACAAGCCAGCGTCCTTTGGACGTTCAACTCTGTAGTCCTGTGAATATGGGCTTGTCGTTTTATCGTTGAATGCGATTGTCGAAACTTGCACCCAGGTACCCGAACCCAATCTGTGATCGATAGCCAGGTCAACGCTTGTGCCTTCCAATCTGTTGTTTGCTGTGTCGTTGTATGCAAGGCCATCATTCAAGCCGATATTGACGTTCACGGCGTCAATTGTTGAATTCGAAACAGTAAAGATAACCGGCACTGCATTGGTTATCTGTGTGCCAACACTGACAGGATTACTTGCAGAAGGGAAGCCTGCGATGAAGCTCTGATCTGGATAACCCCAACGCTGATCCCATACGACAGTGCCACCGAAGTTCTTTGTGCCGTCGTCGTTCTCAACTGGAACGTTGTTTAGGTAGATGCCTTTTGCGCCACCTACGAGGCCGCGAATAGGGCCTTCAGAGATAACCTCAAGAACGCGAACTGTTGCGGTTGCTTGCAGAGTTGAATCTGCTTCATAGAAGCCGCCACCGCCACCGCCTTTCTTGCTACCTGAAATGTCTTTTGCTGTCATTTATTCTTTTCCTTATTCGCCACCGCCAGCACCATCGCCTGACTCGTAAACGTAGAAACTCTGTTGAACGTCAATCACCAAGTCTGCTGTTGACGTTCCGCCTGTTGGCGTTGTCGCTGAATACTTAGCTGAATACTGGCCTTCGACATATCCGCTTACGGAGTAATCTCCATTCGCTGCGATAGTGATGCTTACATTGGCATCCGAGTAAGTTGCACCAGCTGCGTACTGCACACCAGCAACATAGAAGTGAGCCATAGTCAGTGAAGAGCCAAGCACGTCATTGCCGAATACGTTGCCTGTCACTGTTGCACCTACGTCAACAACAATGCCGTCATTGAATGCAATCGAGTTTCTTTCTGTGCTTACGTCAGAGCTGATAACAACTGAGCCAACCTTGAAACGTCCATACAGCAATGGAACTGGGTGTCCTTGACCTTCTAAGTTGACTGCTTGGTCGAATAGATACGACTTGCGTTCATCTGCTGGACCACCGGATGCACTTGGCTTATCTGCAAGTGAAGCAGCAATGCTGCCCATTGCGTATGCGATAGCCACTGTGACTGCTACATAGACGGCGGCGTAGACGAATGCTGCGGAGCCCGATGCTGCTGCGAATGAGCTTGCACCCGATGCCCAGGAAGCTACTGCTGCGGCTGCTTCTGCGCCTGATCCATGTTCTTCAGCAGCAATGTGAATCTTCGACTTGTTGCCAAAGTTCCAACGCATACCTTCTTCGTCAAGGAACTCAATCCCTTTGTCATCTGCAAGTGCAATGGCAATCTTTTCGTGCTTACGGAGTTCAATAAGGAAGTCAGGGCATGCACAAGCAAGACCACGCATAAGCGAAGTCACGTTGTCTGCATCAAGAAGGATTGGGGTGTGGCCGTAGCGTGCAGCTAGGGGGCCGTGTAAGGCGATTTCGCGGATCAAAATAGTTCTCCGATGTATGGAGCTATTTATCCGGTCCTACGTATCTAACAAACTTGGCGGATAGACGTTCCCATCTATCGAAACGGTCTTTGCCCGATAGACGATGAAACAAGTGATGAAGGATTTCGTTTGATCCCGTTATCACAGCAGCGTGATTGATAACAGGTGAACGTACTTGAAAGAGAACTGAATCCCCTATCTGTATCTCTTTGCGCGGTATCTCAATGAAGCCAGCAGCACGGAAGTTGTCTTCGTAGTGATTGCCGCCTTTGTCCCACCACTCCATGCCACGCGGGAAGTTAGGGATGTTGTATCCCTTTTCTAGTCTGTACCAATCGCGGACAGTTGCGTAGCAGTCCCAGATGCCGTGAATGAACGGACGGCCTTCTAATGGAGCAATAACAGACTCATCAAGCCATACAAGCGGGCTAACGTTTTCGCCTTCAGTTGATGCAATGCCCCAAGGGATATCACTCTTCAGCCATTGCTGCATGTCGTGATGCGTAGGCCATACTGCATCGAACTTTGGGGGCCTGCGTATGTCGTAGGGGTGTGAGTGCAAAAGAGCGGTGATACGCCCTTTGTTTGCGCCTATTTCGGCTAACTGTGTCCCTGAAACGCGGAAGTGCTGTGTAGGCTGCTCGTCGATGTTCTTGCATGCAACAAACTCGTCATGCACAAGAACCCCAACTGCTTCTTTAGGGTACTCGTTTAGAACGTGCTGATTGAAGTCCGCAAGTGCTTTGTCAGTTAATTTCACCAGCCGCCACGTTGTCTTCCGACGCCAGGGAAGTTATCACGGGTGATCTGGCGTCTTGGTAACTTTGTTCCAAAGCGGTCAAGCACGCTGCTCAACTGCCATTGAATTACTTCTTTGTTATGCGCAATCTTCTGTTCAATGTCGAACACATCAGGAGCAAGAAACTTATTGCTGTCTGCAAAGGCTTCGCCATCAAGGTACTTCTTCAATGTGCGGTAGCGAGTCACCTTTGCACCAACTAGGTCGCTGTAAAGGATTACTTCGTTTTCCAATGTCTTGATGATGTTCGAAAGCGTCAATGTAGGTCTTGGCTGCGTTCCGTTTGCGCTGACTTCCCACCCTTCGCTTGTGATAGGCAAAGAGGTGTATGTGCTGCCACCGAATGCCACTGTGCCACCATCTGCAAAGTAGGGAGTGAAGCGATAGACTGCTGCTACTCCGATTGGGTTCAAGTCCATGCTGAATAGCTCAATGATGCTGCTATCGATATTCAGGCTGTTTAGATCGATAGTCATTAGTACGTCTGCTCCAATACAAAGCTGAGAGTCCAGGTTGTTCCGTTTGTGCTTTCAGACCAGCCTTCGGGTGTTACTTTCCAACGCTTCGAAGCACTGTCGCCTAATGCTTGCCATGTCAGGTAGTCCCACGCCTTTACTGCATCTAGTGCGGCAACCAATGTATTGCGGTCAGTTAGGCTTAGGGATTCAAATGTGATGTTCCATACGTCGTAGACATCATTGATGCCGTCAGGTGCAGACTGCGAATATCCGTTTCCGAATTTCGCTGTCTTAGTCTTGTACATTCGCTTTCTTGTCGAAGACTGCGATATGTAATCTGTCATTGGAAGTGCTTGTGGCATTTGAACTCCTTATCGGCTGTAGGCAATACCGCCTGGGCGATAAGATTGAACAATCTCGCCACGTGCGATTTGCTTCATTGCGTCTACAACTGCTTTATTTACGACTTGGCCTGTCTCGGCGTTCGTATTCCCGCCTTTAACTTCAATGTTGATACTGCCGATCTGGACGCCACTGCTG